TCCGTTATAGCTGTTTTATATCCTCTCTCAATAACAAGTATCTCTTTAGTATTAGCGGGAGGAGAATCAAAACGTATTTCGTTACTTAAACCTACGATTGTATAGTCGTCAGGATCGATTACCTCTCCGTCTATTGTAACTAGAAAAGCAGCAGACGTGGTAACATTACTACTAAATGTCAGTGTAAAGTCTGTTTCAATACCATCCCCTGTAAACTTACTGAAACTGGGAGGATTACCTGTATCTTGGTTTATTGCAGATATAGCACTGTCAACATAGCTTTTGGTTGTAGCGTCGCTGGCCCCACTGGGAATACCTACATTTACAATACGTTCACCCTTTGCATCCCACGATGTACTACCTTCAGCTTTCTGTAACGACGCATCGTTTAGTTCACCTATCTCTTGGTGCAGATAACGATTGTGACGATACGCTCGATCCAGTTCTGATTCCGTTAAGACTGATCCGTTCTCAAAGTCTACAAGGTCTGTGTCACGTTGACTCTTTCTTCTTACCCGTACATTAGCACCGTTACCGGGAGCGGTTGTCATCTCCACTCGTTTGGTAGGCTGGTCTGTATTAATGGTAAAAGCAGAAGTATTAACACCGTCCACAGCAACCGTTACGTGTTCATCTTCTAAGTATTCAAAGTTGATGGGAAAGAAAGTATTGCTACCGTCTCCTGTATAATCGTTGTAGGTAGGTGGTGTTGACATGATATTATATTATTACTTATTGAGCGAGGAGTTCAAGCACATCTTCTGTTCTTCCTGCTTTCTTAGATATTTTAACTTCTCGTTGTAATTGTTTAATTTCAGGAAACTCATTTAACATTTCTTGTTTAGCTTTAGCTCTATATCTATTTATTATTCTACCTAAGTATTTAACTCTAGGACTTGGTAACCCTGAAAAAGATTTATCATCTAATGCTTGATATTGTTTATTTTTTATAAGTTTAGCAAGAGCCTGACGCAATGTCATACCGTTAATTCTAACTTGTGAATGTAACTCCATCCATCTGTCGTGTGCCGATCTGCCGTTACTTTGCTCGTATTCAGTTAGCTCAATCAATCCATCAAGCTTAGTACTTGGTGTTGTAAAACCGTGACCTACTCTTGCAATTTCAAACAAAACTTCATCGTTAGCTTTACCTCCCCACATAATAGGATTTAAAGGATTAATAATACCCGCTACACCTTCAAAGTATTCCTGAACAACAGGTTCACCTAATATGTTTCTTTTTACATCCAAAGCTTCAGCTACACCGGGTATTCTTTTTTGTAACATATCCCAAAAACCTCTTGTCTCTTTCATCTCCATATCACCCGCAATTGATTGGCCTTGGTTGAATATGTTAGGTATAAAACCCGCAGCAACATTACCTGCATATTTTGTAGCAGTCGTAGCTTCAGGATTAAAAACAAAGTCCATAAACTTATCAACACCAGCAAGATATGATTTATTTGTAGCATTTCTAGCTAATGTAATTCCCGCAGCCGCAAACACACGGCCTAAGTTATCTGTGCTTATACTAGCTAGTTTATTATCTTCCATTAGGTCAACCATATCTGCGTATATACCAACCATTGAGGCTATAGGATCAAGTCGTTGGTAACTAACCCACTTGTCGCCTACTTTAATACTGTACGGCATATTACCAGCAGCTTGCCAAGCTTGACGCTGTTTATAATCTTTCGGTCCTCCTCCGTTGATACGGTCTTTAAGAGCAAAAACACTGGTCAATAAAGCTGTGTTCATTATCACTCCTGTAGCCATCTTACCTCTAGCTTCTGCTCTTTTTAGATAATCAGGAGTACCATCAGGTTTCACAGCTTTTAACTGCTCAATAAAACTAAGTCTTGCATTTTCAGTAGCAGGTAAACCTTTTTGCCATAAGTCATCGACTCTCTTTCTGTACTCTTTACTTACACCGTACTTTAACATATTAGCACCTATAACAGCAGGGTTACCCACACGACTAAATGCAAACTTTAATATGTTAGTTGGAGTACGCACAAACGGAGCTACAATAAAGCCCACAGGCCCAGCAGCTGAAACAAGGTCTTGCACTTTTTGACCAACTTTACCAAGTTCGCCTGAGAAAGTAACTTCTTCCGCACTTTTAACACTTGGGTCAATCCAGTCGCGAGTCAGTGCATCTAAAGCGTTGTAGTCATCTAAACCTTCTTCAATTAAACCACTACGTCGTGCTACCTCCAGCTTCTCTGATCTAACCTGTTCAACATAATCATAAATTGCTTTTTCTCTGTCAGCAGGTGTATTGAATTTTTCATTTTTAAAAGCCTCGTTAGCTTCTTTAATTAAATTAGCCTCACTGAAGTTTCTGTTTGAGCGGGTCACTAGCGCATTAAGACTGTCAGTAACATAGGTACTTAATTCTTCGGGGTCGGTAATTCCTAATTCGTTTATTGCTTTATTTATTAACTGTGACTTAGCCCTCGATCTATACTCATAAAACTTATACATCTGATCGACTGAGGTATTAAACCTATTCGGGAACCTGATTAAGTTACCCATGAAGTCTATAAAACCTTTAACGGAATCACTTTCGATTTGTTTTCCCATCACCTCTTCAACATTACGTGCAGTGATCGAACCCACACTTCCAGCTGATTGTTCAGCAAAAGCAGACCGAGCGTCGCCTATATAATGGTCGCCTGACTTCCACGCTTTTAACATAAAACGTAACAGGTCGCTCATTTCTGATGTAGTGCTCCAAGAATGAATAGCAGCTCTTCTTTGGTTAGGGTTGCCTGATAAAAAGCCTCCGATATTTCTCTCAAACTGTTTGATCATTGCCGATAAACCTGTACCCATAGCATTGATGGTTAAAGTACGTGGTCCCCACATTAAAGAGTTTTTGTAGTACTCCTCCACCATTTTTGTCAGCTTACCGCCCTCTGTGCCTCGATTGATTTTATTGAGGTTAATCATAGCATTCCAAACATCGTCCTTGGCTTTATGTTTAGCTAACAAAATGTTTTCCACAATCTCATCAATAGTCATAGACCCACGTTTATTCAGGTATTCCTGACGTAGTTTCTGATTAGCTATCTCATTAGGACTTAATCCCATGCGGACACCCATCTGCCTCGATTTTAAACCTCTACCAAAACCACTGGCTAGTCCTGAAGCGTTAGCTTGTATGTGTAGTTGTTGCTCCAATAAACCTCTCAATCGTGCCTCTAAAGTCTCAGCTTCCTCTACTGGCATTTTCTTTCCATCAGCTTTAAACTTTTCAGCTGTTCTTATTATTTCCGCTCCGTTTTCTGTAAGCAATGTTTCAAGAGCCTTCATTCTGGAAGCAACACGAAATAATGTAGTTCTATCTTTTTCTGATTGTCTTAATAAACCATTTACCATCTGACCATCACTACCAAAAGCGTCAGCAAATTCATTTACAACGCCTTCATTAAGGACATCTTCGGTCATTGTCTCTAACTGTTTAGGATCGCTTTTTAGTATTTTATCCGTCAAAGCATCCATTAACTCTGTTAAATCGTCGATATACATACCGTCAGGAAGTTCTGAAATTGAACGAGCTAAACCTGTTAAAGCCCGTCTTCCTCCTACAGTTAGTTTTGATACATCTATTTTACTTAACAATCTATCAACAACATCACCGCTAGGTTTGAACTCAGGTAATTCTGCGAACATACCATCAGGTCTTAATGAGCTTTGTCTTTGAATTGTTACGTTCCTTTGTTGTAAAAAGTCATTGAATATCTTCTGTCTTTGGTCGATTCCAAGTTTAGACTTTAAAGATATAAACATATCCTTGAAGAACATCGCTACTTCATGTGCTATCTTTTGTAGTCTTGTTTTAGGAGCAGCTTCTAGTTCGTCTGATTTTTTAAACCAAGCGTCAGTCATCTCTTCAGCAAAGTATTCGTCGATGTCTTTAAAACGATAATTCCTGCTATTAAAACCACCGGGCTTTGCCTCTAAGAATTTACGTAGTTCGTCAGGCAGTTCTCTTTTCAACAAACTAGATGGATCAACTCCTTCTTCAAATTCAATACCAAAACTTTTTATATAATTATCACGTTCTCTTTGGAACTCTTTAGTAAGTTTTGTTAGGTCTTCTTCAGGAAGATAACGACTAAGACTGTGCCACAATTCGTGTATAGCTGTTCTTTTTATCCGTCCTTCGTCGATAGCAGACTGCCTTATCTTTAAAAGATTACTTCCAAATACATAGCGACCATCGCCCGGTATATCATTAGCAAAAGATGGTTTAGCCACATCCTCAAACAGTCGCTCACCCATGACCGTCATAAATTTACGTATGTCTTCTATATCAGTACGGTCGGCTTTTTTAAACGTTTCTAATTTAGACCAAGCGTCCTTTATGTTTTCAACACCTCTAGGTTGTAAGTCTAAACGTCCTGCTTGATCGTAGCTTTTGAAGGGAGGTATACGATCTTCCAATACTTCCTCTAAGTCCCAAGTCTGTATATCTACATCCAAGTCTTCTAGCTTTTCCTGTAATTCAGGCTGCTCCTCAAAAGACTTTCTAGCTTTTAATCTATCAAGCTTTTCTTCGTTACGTTTTAAATCATCAGTAAACTTTTTAACACGATCTTGTCGTAAACCTTTCATCCATTCATCAATAGGTTCACCTTTAGCTTCTTTCTTTAGAATCTCATCTAAATCTTTTTGTTCATCCGCTATTGCTTTTTTA